CTCTATAATGTTTTCCTTGGAACGGAATTTGAAATCATCAATAAGAAACTCCAGTGCATTTGTCATAATAGAATTTGGTGAGTCATTTATAATGATTCCATTCATCTCGATTAATTGGCTTGCAGATTTCATATACCCTCCTTTTTATTTTGATTAACCTCCGTTCCAATCTTTCTGAGTTTCATTATATAGTATCTAATCAAAAAGTCAAGACTTTTAAAGACTTTTAAACTTAAAATTTTAAAGTCTTTAAAAACAATACCTTATCATCCTTCCCGCATCATCTTTGCAAGACGATTTGCCCTATCCCCTACCTGTCTTGCCCATTTCGAATCCATCATCTCGTCTGCTGCTTTTTCATAATCCCCATCTCGAAGCGCCGCGATCATTTTTTTGAACTGCCGGAAACGATTCGGCCCCAGGTTAAACCTCATATTAACAAGGACTCGCCATCGATTCGGAGAAAAATTATAGAACTGGAATCCCATTTCAGTGAGATCAGTATTACAATTTTCAATATCATTCCGCAGTAGATATAAAGCTTCATCCTCAGAGATACCAACATCTTCAATATTCCGACCGATTCCGATTGTTAACTTGCCGGCCGGACACATGTATGGCTTCAGTTTCAACCCCTCATCTCTAATCAATTCTTCTTCAATCATTGTATATAGCACTCAATCCATCCTTATTGTTTTTTTAAGTTCAACAACAAAACCCCGTCCTCTCATCTTCTGTTGATAATCCCGCGCCTGCTGCAGCCCCTCCAACGTCCCTGAAAATATTTCGATCATAATATTAAAAGGATGCTCGGGACTTGGTTTTTCTACCTGGACTTCATACCTTGTCATCTAACAACTCCCGTTTTTTTCTGTGTATCTACTTCAAGAGAAACAGTTTCAGTTTCGAAAATTGTTTCTCGGAAAATATCTCCGGCTAAACCAACATATCCCGCTTGATCATCATAATTATCAACTTTCCCGGCCCCTGTAAGCTGCCGAGAATGTTTGTAGAGAATCATTAATTGTGCAACATTTAACGGCGTCAACAAATTTGAAAGGACAGAAACAATCTGATGTTGCATATCATCCGGAATCAGCACGGAAGACTCAATCATTCGATTTGTAATGAGTTGTTTCAAAGTTGCATTCCAATGATCAGCAATTGTTTCGAAACTATTTTCAGGGGTCCCGTATTGATCTAACCGATTTCCGTTGATAATTTCGAGGGCACACTTCAAACTTTTACCTCGTTCTGTATTTTTCATTTATTCACCTCAATATCTTGATGAATCTTGCTTTCCGTTACCGTCGTCTGTCCTTTATATTTCCCGCTGTAACCCGTATCGCAGCCGTCAACCTTTTTAAACCTGATCTGTGCAATCCGTCGCCCTGGCGTCAATACGATCACACAATTTTTCGATTCGTTCTTTATCTCGAGCGTTACACGGCCCTCGAATCCAGGATCACAAAATCCAGCCGTGCAATGCACACTGAGAAAACACCGGCCCCAGCTCGACCGGCCATCTACAATCCCCGCTAAAAACAGCGGAATATTAACCGTCTCCTGTGTCATCCCGAGAATAGTGTCGCCGGGATTCAGACTGATTTCACCGGATACTGGATAATAAGCAACGCCGCTCACGCCATCGATTATTTGTGCATCTAACGTTTTGAATTCGTTTCCAAGACGCAAATCATAACTCGCTGGCTGCTGCTGTTCAGCACGATACGGTTCAATCAAATGCATTGACCGGCATAATTTTTCAATTTCCACATTTCCGAGCATTAAGGCCCTCCAACATTAATTTTGATCTTTCTTCATCGATTTCGTTTTGTACATAATCCCAAATATCGATTACAATCTCTCGCATTTCCCGACCGGAGTAATCGTTAATGATGTGTGCCATAACCTCCAACTGCTGTTCAGTCGGTGTAATTTTCACTGTATCCTCACAATTTTATTCTCATATTTACCAAGTGATACATTCCATTTAACTGTTGACAGCGACAGATGTTTTGCTTTTTTCGCAATCTGAATTTTGTTTCGATTGTGCTGTGACAACAGGATATAATCACAAGTTTCAGCTATCCATGGCGTTAAATAATCCCCGTTTGTATGCAACCCGATACTGATATTTTTATACGACGCGAGAATCCACATCATTTTAGCGTATAAATCAGGCTGTAGTGTTGGCTCCCCGCCGGTAAAAACAATGGCATCCAGCCAGCTTTTTCGCTCATCCAGTAAATCCAGGATTCCTGACCATTCAATTTTCCCACGTTTTTTTGGGATCAAATCTTTATTGTGACAGTGTGGACAATGGCGGTTGCAGCCTTGTGTGTAAACAACAAGGGACATCTTGCCGGGGTAATCAATTATGCTGTTTTTATAATATGCTGCTATTTCCACATTTTTTTCCTTTATTGGGTCAATAAGTAGATTTTTTTACCTATTGTAAAGTTGAGCGGTGGGGCGGTCCTTTGCCCCATCCGTTCTCTAACTTTTTATTGGCGGGCGCGTGACCCGCGCTCAGTTAAAACAGCTTTTTTCTGAGGCTGATACCTCTCGGTATGCTTCCTCAAAAACCGCTTTTGGCGACCAGGACTTGTAACCGTCTGGATATTCAACGAAGTACCCTAGCCGTGTATCTCGGTTGGAAACGTCTTCTCCTTTGTAGGTCTTCAAAAAAGAACACTCATCCATGGGAAACGCTCTAATCAATTTTGCTCCAATGTACAATTTTTCTTCTGGCATTTAATTATTCCTTTCTTTTGGTTCGCTCTACGGTTTATCCGTAGTAGCGTTTTGATTGGCTCTGCCTATAGGTCAAAGCCAATATACTGTTGAATGAACAGCGAGGTCTGCCAAATATCAGGCCGCACACGCGGGGATCGGGCAACGTCCTTCCCGCCGCGCTATCGGATGCTCTACCGTTGCCGGTCATATTGCCCACCGAATTAACCTCACTGCTCAAAAGTCATTCAACAATCAGATTCAGCAGACGGAGTACCGCAGCTGATCTGGGCGTTATATTACTCAAAGTCCTTAATTTGTTTAGCCATGTCAGCTAATTCAGAAAACAATTTCTCAGCACAAAAAGATGGTACAGAAAATCCACTTCTTTTTGTCATTTTATTATCGTCGCCAACGGGTTCCCAATATTCGACACAAACATTATCCGAATATCCTGTACACCTATATTCCCACCCATCTTCATTTTTTAGAGTCATTTGAGGTATTTTTGTTAATTCTCTCCATGTATCATTCATATTTCACCTCAAAATTAAATGTAGTTTATTTCCTTACCTTCTTCTCTGATCGTCTTAAATACTGGAAATCTCAATGACACTTCATCATTATTTTGATTTTGACTTTCCCCGAAAAAGGTAATCTCTGCTACCCGACCAATGAATTTATCTTTATTATTCCAGAATACCTTCCTCTCGTCATCTGAGAAGCCGCTCCCGACGCTCACTTTATTGCCTTTATATGATACTATCAGATTTCCTAATGTCCCGCGTAAACGCCCTTCTCCTTCTTCTAAGGCAATAATTTTCAGGTCAGCGGATTGCATCTCTTTTACTTTAAGGAGATTCCTTGTGCGCTTACATTCATATGGAGAGGAGGCCACATTAACCATGACTCCTTCGTACCCGTTCGAGATCGCCTGTTTTACTAAGTCAGAAACGTAGGATAAATCATCCCCGTGATATAGAATAGGCACACTCTGAATAAAATCCTGTGTACAAGATGCCATATACTTAATCAGAGATTGTTTCCGATTTGCACAAGGTGTTGGTGATGAACCTTCTATAAAATCATCAATAAGTAAAACATCAAATACATGGAATACAACACCTGTTTTGATACCTTTCTTCCGTACGATTTTAGATGTAGAACGATACCAATCATCTTCTGTATTGTCGATTGCAAGTAATTCTCCATCATAGACGAAACCTCGTGGTAACTCTATTGCTGCTTCTTCGATTTCCTTAAGTCCTTGATAGAATTGACCCTGCCTTGTTCTGATTTCAATTAAACCATCATTATGACAGAAAATGAGAGCACGGTGTCCATCCAATTTTGGAGTGACAATGATATCACCTGTAATTCTATGTTGGAAATCTTGATACTTATTCGCCAACATCACATTGAATGTAGGAATATGTAATTGAGTCGGAGTTACTTTATTCCATGTACTGGCTGTAATTCCTAATTTAAGTGATTTTGTGACCAAAGCCTGGATTAAGGGGGTTGTATTTATATTTGCGTACGTCGATATAAATACCTGTACTGTTGCTATATCAATATCTTTCCCCGTGTTATTCACTTTGAGATATTGGAGTAAAGAAGGTAGATTTTTAGGTATCCGGATACTCTTATACTGAGAAACATCCGAAAGAACCTTGCGTACCTTTTTAGCACTCAATCCAGTAACAATGTATGGGTTGAGGAGGAATTGCATAGTTTCCACGAATAACTCATTGTCTTGATTATCTTTGATAAGTTGTTCTTTAGCTTTACGCCCTGTTACATCTTGTAACTTGTTTGTAATTTCTAAGAGAGTATACATCTTACCTCATATTAATTTGCCTGTAAAAGGATGAATTTTACAGGCAAATTATTTCGATTTTAACGTTTAGGTGTATCCCCGATAACCGCTACCATTTCTTTCCTTTAGCTATGGCAACAATTCAGGGTGTTCAACTTGATTCCGGACTGACTCAATAAACAGCCTCCATTCCGGTAACAGGTGTCCTTTTCGCTGCATAATGATATTCTTGAGCCCCATGTAGTTCAGATTCACGATTCTTCTTTGCAAAAAACCTTCCGGTAAGGCGTTTTTTATTACATCGATAGGCAACCCAGCTTTTATTTTGTTGTTTATTTTTGCAAGATATTCATGATCAATTCCGCGCTCAAAATCAGCAGGAGTTAATTTTTGCCTTTTTAGCATATGCATCGTGCTCTCTGAACGCTGTGCCTTCCCGACACCATACGTATCCATCTCTACCCACCAGCGGCGCTCTGATATCCCACCAAGTCTGAATCATTTTGAGAGCCCCATCATGACCTCGCTCCATCTTGGAAAGTTTTGATGTACGGTTGCCACACGATACAACAAGCTCTTCAAATTCTCCTTTAAGAAAATCTTCAAATTCAATACTGCTGGTTTTTCCAAATGACAAGCCATCTCCGAATACTGCTTGATCGTACCCTATCTCACCAATCAATTTTACATACACAAGCACCTCCATTAGTTTTTATTTCAAATCAAAATGTTTATGCAATTGGAAATTAAAAATAATATGAGATATCAACTTTGGCAGCTTTAATGCAATTTGCTGTGTAATATACTCTACATCTTTACCGGATGATACTGATAATGCTATGTGTAACCCTTTCCAATCAGATCTTATATTTTGGAATGCTTTCATAATCTTGATGGAATATTCCAAATCTTCCTGGTTTTTAATCACAAACTTAATCCAGGTTTGTGAAAAAGAAAGACATTTAAGAAAATACGAATATTCCATCATCTTATTCTGTTCACCTGAGCTGGGAGTTTTGTAATCAAAAACATGACAAATCGGGAGAAAAGGTTTTCGACTACCATTGGTTTCAACTTGAATAATACACTCTTTATCACTCAACAACGAAATCAGTTCCCATAATTCTCCTTGATTTTGGAGTAAAGGTTCGCCTCCTGTCAAAACTACATTGCTACCAGAAGGTATCTTTTCACTAATACCTTTCGGAGTCATAGCGATTGCATGTTCTGATTTTGTAGGTTGTGCTCTTT